ACCCAAAGAAAGCCCACTTCTTTAACACTAGAAAGTTATTGTCGAAGCGACATGTACGGAAGAGCGTACCGATTGATTGGTCACTAAAGTTGGCTGCCGAATGGGATGCGGCTATGAGATCAGGACAAAAGGAGATGAAGCTGTGAAACAGGCCATCTTTGACATCGAAACCAATGGGCTGCTCAAAGACTTAACGACAATCCACTGCATAGCTATTAAAGACGGTCAGCAGAGCGATAGGCGTGTCCAATCTGTAAAAAGCTACCGCCCTCACGAGATCGAAGAGGCTCTCAAAGTACTAGAGGATGCAGAAGAAATCGTAGGTCACAACATCATAGGCTTTGACATCCCTGCTATCCAAAAGCTACATCCAGAATGGAAGCCTAAAGGCAAAGTGACTGACACTTTAGTTCTCTCACGGCTGATGAAAGCCGACTTAATGAATGACGACGCAACCTGTGCCGCCCACCCCGACGGCTTTACTAAAAGGCTGTGGGGTTCTCATTCTTTAAAGGCTTGGGGTTTGCGGCTAGGTAACCTCAAGGGTGATTATGACGGAGGTTGGGCGACATTTAACGAAGATATGCTCCTCTACATGGAGCAAGATGTTGCCGTCACTTTTGATTTACTTAAGTTACTTAAGCGAGACAGAGACTTCTCTCAAAGCAGTATTGACCTAGAGCATGACCTCGCTGAGATATGCTTTCGTATTGGCAGCAACGGTTGGACATTTGATGAACCCAAGGCGGCTGAACTATATGCCACGCTGTCTCAGAGAAGGCTTGAGTTGCAAAGTCAATTGGATACTCTTTTTGAACCTTGGGAGATCCGCACACCGTTTACCCCCAAAGTAAACAATGAGGCCAGAGGTTACGTCAAAGGCGAAACGATTGATAAAGTCAAAGTAGTCTACTTTAACCCTAACTCTCGCAAGCACATCGCTAAGTGTCTAGCCGACAAATACAAGTGGAAGCCTAAAGTGTTTACCCCCAGTGGTGATCCTAAAATCGATGAGAATGTTCTGATTGATCTACCGTACCCAGAAGCCAAGAAACTAGCTGAATCGTTCTTAGTACAAAAGCGTATCGCGATGTTGGCTGAAGGTAATGCTGCTTGGATGAAGCTTATGGATTCAGACGGCAAGATCAGGCACAACTTAGTGTCTCTAGGTGCTGTCAGCGGAAGGTGTGCCTGCCGTTCTCCAAATCTACAACAAGTCCCAAGTACACGCTCTGTCTACGGTAGAGAGTGCAGGGAGTTATTCACTGTACCTAAAGGTTGGGTGTTGTGTGGAGCCGATCTATCTGGAATTGAGTTGCGATGTTTAGCGCATTTACTAGATGACGGTGGTGAGTACGCCAAGCAAATCATGGAATCCGATATCCATACGTTTAACCAAAAGGCGGCAGGGCTAGAGACTCGCGATCAAGCTAAGACATTTGTGTACTCCATGATCTTTGGTGGAGGTGACACTCTGATCGGCAAAATCGTTGGTGGTGGTGCTAAAGACGGCAAGCGACTTAAAGCTGACTTTGATAAGAATGTCCCTGCGTTTAAAAGTCTAAGAAGCGAACTGGCTAGTGCCTACAAGCAGCGAGGCTTTATCAAAGGCATCGATGGCAGAAAACTCTTTGTCAGATCAGACCACCGTTGTCTCTCTCAGATTTTACAAAATGCAGGCGCTGTTATCGCCAAGCAGTGGGTAAAGCTGATCGATCAAGAAATAACTTCTCAAGGTGTCGAGGCTTACATCGTCGGATTTATACATGATGAAGTCCAAATCGCCTGTAAAAATAAAGAGGTAGCAGAGCATGTCGGAAATAATATCGCTAGACAAATGGCGAAAGAAAGTGGCAAAAAATATTCTCTCAAAATCCCAATCGAAGCCGACTACAGCATCGGGTCAACTTGGGCAGACACACACTGAAGAGGGCTACCAATTGGAACACATTGTTGGCTTTTACGTTGTACTAGACAAAGCATGGCGTTCACCTTTTAAGCTGCAAAGTAACTTCTCTCGAAAATCATCCCTGTACGTTGCCACCTGTGCAACTTTGGGATTCATAAGTAACCAGTTTGATGAAGACGTATTCATCGACAAGTGGGCGATTACGCCCGAAGGCAGAGACTACAAGGAGATATTAGATGAAATCTTGGATGAAATCACAGGAGGAGAGTGACTCGCAGACGCTACTGATAGATGCCGACCTCTATTTATTTAGAGCCTCGATAGTGGCTGAAGAGGAAACAGATTGGGGTGATGACATTTGGTCGTTGAGTACCGATCTAAAGGTCGCAAAGAAGCTGTTCACTAAGCAAATAGAAGGCTTCAAAGAGCGTACTGGTGTTGATGGTGTACTGATGTGTTTAAGCGATTCTGAGAACTTCAGAAAGACGGTTGATACCTCCTACAAAAGTGGTCGCAAAAAGACACGCAAGCCAGTTGGTTACAAAGCGATGGTTGATTGGTGCGAAGCCACTTGGCCTAGCCATCGGCAAGCTACGTTGGAGGCTGATGATGTCATGGGCATTTTAGGTTCTACGCCCGACTTTAAGACAGTCATTGTGTCTGATGACAAGGACATGAAGACAATCCCTTGTCGGCTCTATCGTCCTACTGATGATGATCTGATGGATGTTTCTCAAGAAGCAGCCGACCTCAATTTCTACACTCAGACGCTCACTGGTGACTCTACTGATGGCTACTCTGGTTGCCCTAAAGTTGGTGCTGTTACTGCCGCTAAAATCTTAGGTAATCGCCCTGATTGGTCTTTGGTTGAAAACCAATTCATTAAGTCTGGGCTGACCAGAGAAGATGCAATCACTCAGGCTCGTCTAGCTAGAATTCTGCGGTATGAGGATTGGGATGCGGCTAACGAAACTATCAAACTCTGGAGTCCAAGCCGATGATTACTCTAACGAAGAAGTCACCTTTAAGCGGCTTAGAGAATACGCTAACGATTGACTGTGATGTCATCGAGTACGCGCTGTGGAAACGTGGAATGCTAATACAGGACGCTATGCCTGATGTCTCTACAGATGAAAGAGAGTTTTTGATGACTGGTATTTATCCTGGCGAATGGGACGAGTTCTCAACAGTCAATGGAGGTGTCTATGATCCTGACTCAACGCGAGTTACTTAGGCTGTCTGCCAAAGGTGAGACAAAAACCTCAACCAACTACTACGCGCACTTAGATGATGGTGCGCTGTACAAAGCTGCCCACCACACAACTACTTTAACCAAAAGACGCAGTGGTGTCTTTAACAATTGGAGGAATCCTAATTATGCTAAATACGGACTTTAGACACGATAAACCTGACTTAGAGTCACTACGTCGAGAAGTTGATGCCCTAAGAGCAGTCCAAAAAACACTAGAAGAGTCTCTGCGGTCAACCACTGGTGCAATTGATAGAGCGATGTCTGCTTACACAATTCAAATGCTTAGATACCACGATGATTCAGCGGAGGATACCCAACATGATTGCTGACATTATTTTAAGTAGCTTTGGACTTGTTTTTATGACCGCCACATTGCTTTATATCATCGCTGTTTTTACGGAGGGTAAGAAATGATGAGTATGCCAAAATACGGTATCAATAGTGCTACGCCAGAAGATTGGGATAAACTTAGACGCGAACACCCTGCCATAGAAAAACCGTCGATAATCCTAGAACTCAAAGACGAAGACATGGTTAATAGCCCAACGCATTACGCTAGTGGTTCTGTGGAATGCATTGATGCGATCAAAGCGTCTATGACCACAGATGCTTTTAAAGGCTATCTGCGTGGCTCGATCTTGAAGTATATCTGGAGGATGTTTTACAAAGGTAAGCCCTTACAGGACGCTGAGAAGGCTCAGTGGTACTTAACTAAATTGATCTCTGAGGTAGAAGCCACAAAAGACTAGAAGTAAAAACTAAGGGGGATCACTCCCCCTTTTTACCCTCCTGCACTATCCCCTCAAAAGCACTGTTTAACTGTCCACTTAGACGCTCAAAGGCTAACCCTTTCAGTATCAACTCAAAGCGTCTAGGGTAAGCCTCATTCCAATTTTGCATAGTCCTTATCGACTCGCCTGACAGTTCACAAAATTCCTGCAAACTCTTAAACCCTAAAGCTTTAACTTTTTCACTTGGTTTCATCATCATCACAACGCTTCACCTCTCAAAGCGTTTTGGTAATCCTCTTCACAACTAGGCACGATAAACGAAAGTCTCTCGACATCTTGCTCCAGTAACTCCTTATACCTA